GTTTCATTCCAGCTTCAGGAACGTAATAGAATACCTTTTCCATATCGTCAACAAATTGACCATAACTGTAAGATGCTTCAGAAATAGAAAAATTATTCTGGTCATCTCCAGTTTTAGCATTGTTTTCGATTGCAGGAATAATACCCATTGTTGTTCTGATTGGTCCACCATCACTAGCAGCAATAGATTCTAAACTGCTGAATCCACCACTAAGATTCCAAGGATGCATACCAAAAAGGAATGCTCTTTCTTTTTGAATCTTATGTTCTTGTGATTTTTGGTCTCTAAGCCTAGCTAATTCAGAAGATTCTCCACGAAGAGATGCTTCTAAAAGAGTTCCAGTTATCTGCAATGGTGTCTTAAAGATTTGACACTGATTGTAGACAACTTCTAGCTCGTCAGCCCAAGCTTCAGGAGCTGAGCTTCCTTCCGCGTGTGCATTACCAACTACAATACAATAATCTCCATCAACAGGGGTTATTGCTAGATTTTCGTTATTAGCTGTTCCATCGTCACCAATTCCTCCAACAGTATCAGATTTAGAAAGCATTCTAAATTTAAAACCACTTGAGTCAGCAACTGTTATTAAAGCAACACCTCTTTTTGTTGATTTAGCTGAGTTCCATATTTCAACTACCAATCCTACATAAGAATCGTCAGGTGATGTAGCAAGTCCAACTGATGAACTAGCTACATGAGCAAAATAAGCAGAAGACTGAGAGTTATCATCAGGAATAGTATCAGAACCACCTTGATTGATTTGAAACTCTTGCTTTTGCCATGGGTTACGATGTTCAAACATCTTATATGTTGGGTCTGCTAACCCACTTACCACGCCACGATTTGAAATCACAGTAGTAAATGGAGTTACGTCAGTCCACAGTTCTTTGACAATATTTGGGCGAATATAAAAATCTCGGCGATCTGTGTATAATACACCCGAACTACTGCCACCTAGTTGTTTAACAGACATTTAGTTCTCCTAAGTTCGTTTGTTTGCCATTAAACCAAGATTGAATAAATCCTCGTCTGAGTATTGCGGTTCAGGTTCTCCACTACCTACACCTGCAGGTGGGGGAACTGTTGCTCTACCTTGACGATTTTTCATCATCTCAGCTTTCTGTCGTGTTTGTACCTCTGCAGTACTAGGAGCATTACGTATTCTATCAAGTGCAACAAGATTTTCTAGCGAAAGACTTTCTGGCGATGCATAATACTGAAGAAACTCAGAAGCTTTTTCAGAAGTATAGCCATAGCTATTTACGAGATTCTGATGCATAGCTTCTTGTTGTTGCTTAGCCATCATCTCTTGCTGTTGTGCTTGTTGTTGTTGATATTGACGTTCCAAATCAGCTTGTCTTTGCGCTTCAAGATTTTCTTGATAATTAACCAAATCTTCTCTGTAATTATCTAGATTCTCTCTATACTTATAACTAGTTGAATCTGGGTCCATGTACGCCTCAGAGGCATCATAGTTACTTGGCTTACTTGGTCGTTCAGGTTTCTTTAGTGATTCGACAGATTTCTCTTGCGAGGGAACCTGAGGGGTATCACCAGAGAGTGATTTAGCAACATTGTCTAAGACCCAAGGATTATCATTAATATGCCTAGCAATAGGCTCTAATTGCTGATACTCCTTTAACTTCTCTTCCATTTTACTATATTCACTCGCCTTTTGATCGTATCTACTTTGCCAATATTCAAAGCGTTTTTCTTCAGGGTTTTCCTGAGGTTGCGCTTTAGGTGTCTCCGCACCTTGTTCAGCCATATACATATCACCATCGGGATGGCTACTGTCAAATGGCTCTAATACAGGTTGAGTATCCTCAACTGCCACATCGTTTGTACTTTCGTCAGCAACGATATTATCTACTTCATTCACGTTCATTTCTCCTTACAGATTTGCCTTACGAGGCAGCAACCTGTGGTTTTTCTTCCTTTTTCCGTTCCATAGCTAATTGGTCATTAAGACGGGCTTCAAATAACTCAACTGCTTTTGCAGTCTTATCACTTGACCTACCCAACTCTGATTTAAATTTTTCAATTTCGACTCGCTTTTTATCGTGAACACTTTCACGTTCAGCAGTCTGTAAGTCTCCTTTGACTTTCTTTAATTCTTCTTCTAGTTGTTGTATCATCTGTTGCTGTTGTTGCATAATAGATGTACGTTCTAGTACCCCTTCCGTATCCGCTACTTCTGTTTGCTCAAGTATTTCTATTTGGTCAATAATACCCGCTTGGTATAATTGCATATAATAATCAAACCTTGCCCAACGATTTGATGGTAACGTAGAACCACTTACTACAATAAGGTCATATTTACCTATTGTCACATCATTTACACGACCAACTATTTCTTGCGTAAAATCATCATATATTGGTCTATTTAGTAAGGCTTCGCTTGTTCTACCATCTGGTTTCATTAATCGAATTACCTTTTCATCTACATAAGTCTGTTGAATTAATTGGACAACTACTTTGCCTACTTGGTTAAGCATTTCGTCAATATCGTCCAATTTAGACTTTATTCTTCGTTGGGCGTATTCATCGATAGCTACAGTACCTTTGTATGTTGAAGGAGCGGCACTCGGGTCGCCTGAGGACAAAGGATGTATGCCTAAAATATGATAAATACTTTGTTTTGCATCTTCTCTATTTTTATATAATTCATTTGGCAAAGGAATTGGACCCGCAACAATAGGTTGTCCAAGTTCAGGGTCGTATTCAATTACTCCTGTTCCAGCTTTGCTCCATTGCTCTTCTAATTGTTTTCTATCCATAGAACCACGAGGTATTAAAAGTTTTGTATTTGTAGAGCTAGATGCGTGTGCAATAATAAGCGATGTTATTTTATTAATATATTCTTGAATTGGTTTTACAAAACGAACATCACTCATTGGATAAGGATTACGATTATGGCGATTCATCAATGGTACAATTGGATATTCATCAATGTCTAAAACCATATTTACAATTAATTTGCCACCAATGGATAAGATTCTTTGGATTCGGTCAACAATAACCTCATTCATCACAATAAAACCTTCTTCTATCATATATCCTTTATCAACAGGGGTTAGTTTTGTCTCTGAATTTGGTATCGCACCTTCATGTTCTTTTCCTGGCATTATTTTAGGCTGACCCGTTTGTGGGTCTTGCATCATATGATACACACCGCCAGTTGCTTCGTACACTTGCATTAATTCACGAACTGCACTTTGCTCTGTTACGGGTTGCATTCCCTGAGCATTTTCCATTATCATTGCAGGTTCTTTTACAAATTCTCTCATTCCTTTTTCGTTCAGAATGTTTTCTTCGCCTGTAATAGTGTCTAAAAGGTGAAAGTAGGGAAGCTTAACCTTTTCGTATCTATCAATTATTTCATAGTTCTTATAATAATGATCATCTTCTTTAGGTCCAATATCTTGGTCGAGAGTGCCTTCCCTACTTTCACTGGGGTAGCGAACATTTCCTGAAGTAGTTTTCATATTTGGCATCATATCGACTGCCATTGGATACATTACTTTTATTTGCTCTCCTGTTATCTGCTTTGCTACAATCAAACAAGCAGAATCACGAGCAAACGTATCTTTTGAATTTGGGTCAATGTATAAATTTAGAGGGTCAATGCTTTTTACTTTTATTTCACCTCTTCCAAAATCAGCCATACCATCAGAGTATGCTTGTAGTATTCCCATCCCTTTTACATAATAATCATCAATGGCTTGTTTTAATTCCACGTTTCCATTTGATATATCCCATATGTAAGCCATGATATCTGAAAACAGTCTTCCTACTTTATTATCAGAATCATCCCTCCCTGCGGATTGAAACTTTGGCTTGTTTGCAGTAAGAAGTGCTTTGGCTTGTTCTACTGCTGGGTAAATAATATTATCTACAATTGGGGATTGAGCGCGTTGCTCTAATGCTTTTTTATGAGAGCGCTTCCATTGTTGGTTATTACGAAACTCATCATCTTCCATAGCTTGATTTGCCCAATTGGCTCTAGCTTCATGATAATGGTCTAATAATTTTTCAGACTTAGTTACTTCTGGGTGGGTTTCATGCGCCATATTCTAGCGATGATATTATAAAATTAGCTTTCCGTCAATCTACGGAATTATGCAGTTTGCCAATCTATTCTATTTAAAAGCTTTCTGCCTTTTGTGATAAGCGTAGCATCTTCATATTTATGGTAAGGCTCATAGGAACCTTTATTCGCATAATAAAATCCATCTAATATATCATCGTGCTTACCCCTAGGGAAAAGAAGTAGTTCATCAATAAAGTCTAATTGATCTTCCATGATGTGAACTTGATGTTTTGCAAATAGAGGTTGTAATGATTCTAGCCTATGTGATTTACTTGTTCTTGGGTTTTCTTTAATATTTAAGCCAGGAATAAAGATTCCTTCATCTTTACTACGTTTAATAACATATTCTCGTAACATTTCCTGATAGCCTACAGATTCTATCCTTGTTTTCTCAGAGCGATATAATTTGAAGTTATCTACAATAGCTTCTGCTAGATTTAATGGGGTAGCGTGTTTTCTGTAATAAGGCAAAGCATATCTGTTTCCTTCTTCATCAATAGCCATATTAAATATCACAGAATAATCTGCACCTTGCTTAACACTTGAAGCTGGGTCTACTCCTGTAAATACATTAACGGCCTTTATTTCATCTGCCTTTATTCCATTTTTTGTAAAGATATGTAAATAGCTTTTATTTCTTTTGCGAAAAAATTTTCCCGTAAAATATTGAAAATCATCTTTTTTAAACAATTGGTCTTCATCACCTACAATTTCACACATAAACTCTCTGTAAAACACAGATAGCCTATTAATAGACTCCAACTCTTCTTTTTTCTGTATTAATTTTTTTATACTCCACCATTCTTCCCATAATGCTTTACCATTGTCAATGTCTGGCTTGAAAGTCATATTGAGCCACCCTTTCATTGACTGCAATGTTTCTACTAAGCATCTTTGATGTTGAGGAGTTCCAATAATAATTATTCTACCTTTGTTAGGGTCTACCGATGGAACTGCAGATTGAAGCAGCCATCTAAGGTTTGATTCCATTGCTTCTGCAGTTTTAGTGTTGTTTTCATCTTCGGGGTCATCAACAATGATAAGCGTAGGGCGTTGGTTTCCCACTTTTATTCCTCTTAACTGCTGACCCGTACCTTTGCAGATAATCATCGAGCCATCTTTTAACTCGATTTCAGACTTTGCCCAACTCTTAGCGCTATGACTGCCCCAATATCCAAATAATGACCTAAATGGCTCAGAGTAATCCATCGTATCTTTTAGTAGTCCTAACAATTTAACTGCATGGTCTTGAGTTCTTGATACTAATACAATTAATTTTTTACCTTCCCCAAACATTAAATGGTATAAAGGGAATACACCTCCTACAATAGAAGATTTAGCGTGTCCACGAGGTGCAACAATATTAATTTGTTTTTGCTCTGTATCTATAAGTTGCTCTGCAATCTTATAATGAAAGTCAGGGGAGTCAGATGAGAACATCTGAGGCATACATACTTTCCCAAACAAAATCATATCTTGCTTGAGTTTTTTATATATTTCTGTTTTTTGCTTAGTAATCTGAGCCAATGAGGTGGTCTACGCTATCTTCATACACAATTAAGTTCATATCAGAGGCAACAGTCTTCATTACTTCCATAAATGACTCCAATTTGGACTTATTTTCTGTTTTTGCTACAATTACGCAGTGTTTTTTTACTTTATCATTCATTTTCTGGCAGTTCCTTCGTTTGAGACATCTTTAAACTCTTTTTTTCTTCCTTTTGAATTTGATCTAATATCTTACTAGTCATATCTATCTGTACCGTATCTGTTTGCGTACTCTTTTTAGGCAACATATCAAGTATTCTAACAAATTGTTCTGCTCCACGAAGCATATTAGAAGGGTCAGCGTTATTTTTGGCTATTGTAATAGCATCTAGAATCATATCTAGTATATCGCCCTTCTCAATTCCTCTATCCGTCAAGGCTTTCTGTATCTCTTTGTCTAGCATTTTCTGTATTTTCTCCGATTTAAACAATCTTTTGGCAGTTAGGTCTGGTCTTTCTTGGTTTTTACGATAAACATTGCCTATTAAAGACCAATCTATAGGCTCTCCATTCAACATCATCTCTGCATATACCTTTACAGCGTTTTTTGTGCGCGTTTTTTTGGCTTCCATCTCATCCCATGAGCGAGTACCTATCTGACTATACTCTCCTGTATCCCTGTGAGGCTCATAACGTAGCCTAGAATCGCCTATCCATTGTCTTCCATATGGGAATGTCACTTGAGCAATATCTTTGTATTTACGGACATATATACACTCTGCAACGTAGCCATCATCTGATAATCCAAACTGACCTTCCCCGCACTCCCTCCAAGGACTATACTTTATATCTCGTTCATCTGCTTCCTTTTGGGTGTAGACGGGGTAAGTAACAGTTTGATAATTGTTTTTTTTAAATTTTCTTGTTATGTATTCCATACTTAAACATATATCCAGTATATCTATGTACTAGTACATCTACTTATAAGTATATATATATATATATATATTATATATATAAGTAATCCATGCGTCAGTCGTAACTAATATGCCCTATGTATTCAAAATTGGGTATTTCTGTCCAATGGATCGTACTTAACTGCTTAGCGGCTATTTGTTCCTCAGCATTTAGTATATCTACAATCTTTATGGCAGACTCAATGTTTTCTAATGAGTATTCAATCATGGTTTAAAGATATAGAAGTGGCTACCCGTAAATCTACGGATTAAAAAATCTTGAAAATTAGGTGTAGAATGCGTGTGGGAGATATATCCGTTCCCTACCCCCTTCGATATTTGGTTGCCCGTGTTGCTTTTCGTTGAAAAAATGCGTTCAACCAACTATCTCAGCCCTTGCTGAATAATAGTTAGTACTTAATCATAATACAATAACAAAACAAAGGAGAGTCAATATGGACTTTAAATTCGAATCATACAATACTGATACACGTAAAGATAAGAAAACCAAGAAACAAGTAGTAATTGGTTTTGAGAATATACCTATGATGGACAAATGGGCAAACCTTAGCAATGAGCAAAAAGCTAAGATTATCCTTAAAGCTGACCGTATCTGCAGATGGGTAGTTCCAGCTGAAGAAAAGGACGCTTTGCTTGATAGGATGAATGCGTTTGCTAGTCAAGTTGGGTTCAAAGGCACAGCGACTGCTAATCCTCATAGAACTGTAGCTAATGCGTTCAACATATTCTGTAATCGTAAACCTTCTGATTTCGTGTCTTACGATGACATAGAAGCTAGTTTACAGGATGATGAGTTGCTAAAGCTCTTATCAGTTGGTCAGAGATAATCATCTC